CAGGCATATAGTATATACGCCCCAACAACAGCCATTAACATCAGAAAAAATGTCCTATTGATCGCAGTATTCCTGAACCATCTTTCTAATATGCTTTTTACAACTATGTTCATAACATAGCTGATACAAACAGCATATATTCCTGTTTCTTTCGAAAGCGAAAGATTTTTTCCTCTACAAAAACTATATACATACATCAGCAAAAAGCCAGGATATATATAGCTGATATAATCAGGAATCATTTCAATGATCTCTTTAATTTCTGCTGGTTCCATTCCCCTTTCCTCCTTTATGACCCGGCGCAGGGCTGGCATTTCCTTTCGTTATTCGCGTTGTTGCTCTTTCAGAATAGTTGCCAACTCCATCATGGCGGATTTGTCCCCCACTCGTATTGTTCCCAGTTCCCTTTTTGCTCCCATCTTTTGTGCACATAATAATTACCTCCAGAATATTTTTTATATATTATACCACATAAACGCAAAAAAAGAAGCGCCTGTCTGCGGGGGAGTTTGCAGACAAGGCGCTTCTCAAAAAATATTCTGTAGGTACAGAGTACCATCCGCATTCAACAAAGTCAACCCCACATGGAAGATATCAGACATTTTGCCCGTTTCCGTGATATATATTCCTTTCCTCCGGAGGTGGTCAAGAACTTTGTTATCGGTTACATATTCAATTTTATCTTTTCGGCTTTTACATACAAGCCCATTTTTTATTTTGCGAGGTATGCGCCGCTGCAGAATCCTACATGTTCAACCCTATTTACAGTTGCTTGCACATACAGCCATCTAGAATTGTTCACAATAGTGTAATACCCGTAGCAATACACAACCGTGCCCTTTGGCAGGACAAGCAGAGACGCTTTGCTCTTACCAGCTCCAGCCCGCAGATGCAACGCTGAAATAGTCTTGTATGTTCCAGCTACAGCCCTGCTAAAAGCCATGGCAGCTTCCGGCTTTGTGACTTTCTTCGGCTCTTCTACAACCGGACTGCCCTTTTCCTGCTCGGCGGCAGCCCCATCCGACAACACAACTACTGTATGCCCTTTTGTGCGGGTCACGAGGATATCCCCGCGCAGCAGCCGGTCCGAGCTATTACAATGTGCTCCATCCTCATATGCCGTAAACATGCCTGTATTCAGCAACACATTTTTTTCGCTGCCAGTGTTGAAGCTCGGAACCTTGATTCCAGCATATAAACAGCAAAGGCGCACAAGCTCGGAACAGTCCGTCTCTACGTCTGTAGTGATCTTTGCCGGATCATATCCATACGGCTGTGCCGCCAGCGTTGCTCTCGTTCGGTGGCTGTGGCTCTGGCAGTATCCGATATTGTTATTGTTGCAAGCGGCAGCCATTGCGTACGCAATGGCTTCCCGCACTGCTGGAGTTTTTGCCCGTAAGACGATCCAGGCTTTTGTATGCATGTACCATTCCTGTATGCCAACTTCCCGCCCTGTTTGATCTCCTGGGCGACCGCCGGTTGTCTTTCTATTTTCGTTTAATCTGGCACTTCCGACCGTAACGCTCATAATTCCTCCATTTCCGTCTTTTCTTCCGCAGGGTATGGATTTATACCTTTATCATGTTTTGACGCTTGCCTGGAACTGTTAGACGTGTTTGGCGCGGTGTCTCTGCCCTCTTCAATCTTCATCTGCTTAACGGCGGCTTCGATCAGAATATTTAACTGCTCCTCGGAGATTGAAATATTTTTCGCAATCAGCATTTCCTGTAAAAACTTCGTTACGATTTCCTTTCGCTCTTCTCCTGACTTTTCCCAATAAACCTGCTGTGCCATCAGAACTGCCTTTTCTGCCCATTTTTCAATTTCTGCCATCTTCTCGACGCCGATCCGCGACCGAATCCACGGAATCGCGTACCTCATAATCAACAGCACCGCGATCATTACGATCAATTTCAGTAATTCAAATAAAACGTCATTCATCCTGCAACCTCCTGTTCTTTTTCCAACTGCTTTTCTTTTAGTTTGTTTCGTTCCTGTTCCTTTGTCTCAAAATACGCTTTGCACAAATAGCCCAAAATCACGGCAACAATCTCGGTGATCCAGGCAATCGCCAGCTCTGCGCACGGTTCCCGTCCCATGTATGCCAGGATATACGGGATCTCTGCGTTTAGCACACCAACAACCAGCAGCGCCTTTACTGCCTTTTTGGTATATGTCCGCCTGTCTTTCCGTTTTGTCCTCATTTTTCTCGCGCCAGCTCCTCCAAGTCTGCGATCCGATGGTTTGCTACCTTTAGCTGCTCCTCCATAACCGGCACCCGTCTCGCAAAATTGTTGTGCTCCCGCACCTCTCTTGTAAGCTCGTCGATCTTGCAGTCCGTGACTGCCTGCGCTTTATCAAGCGAATTTTCGATTTTCCGGTTGCTTGCAAAGTTGCTAATAATTACCCCCAGCACGCCAAGCACGCCGGTGACGGCCGCTGCGATGATTGCCTCCATGTATAACGCCTTTCTGGTTTTTATCTTGTTTTAATGCTTGTTTAAACCTTAACTTAAATCTTGTTTACAGTAATTGTTCCGGTCTGTACGCTGTTTTCCACCTCACTGTTCTTTGTACAGTATCCGGATTTTGTCCCGGATCTCTGCCGCTGCATTGATCTTTTTAACCGGCGGCAGGGAATCCAACTCATCAGGATCAACGTGCTGTGCTAAGATGCCAAAAAGCTCATAAATCACGTCTGCCTGCATTTTTATGACACAGTTTTGGCATTCGATTATTTCATAAGCCCCATTCATTCAGATCCGCCCTCCCTGCCGGAAATAATTTCTTCTTTCTGCTCCTCCGTGATCCATTTAAACCTTACCGCTCTGTCGAGTCCAGCTTCTGTCAGGGCACCGTCCATATATAATCTTTTTACTCTCTCGTACATATCAGACCCCTCCTTCTAAAATTGCTGTAGTGAGCAGATCCACTGTATTGTTTAGGTTTTTATTATCCTCTTTTAACATATCAACACTGTCCTGCAGGATTTCGAGCTCCGTCTTAGGTTTCGCCGCGCCGTCCGCTTCTTTTGCAGCTTTCAGCCACGCAGCTCTGTTTTCGGTAACAGATTTTTCCAGCCCCTCCCTGTAGGATGCGCGCATTTGATAATGCTCCGCAGTGTAGATCCGGCAAGCTTCGCCATCGGCGGAAAGCACCGTTTCTTCCATGATTTCTTCGTTAAAATGGACGATACAAGTGCCTCCGGTCGCCTTATTGAGCACTTCCAACCATGTTTTCTGCGGCCTTTCGCTGTAATTTTGCCTCATTGCTAATGATCCTCCTTAATCGTTTTGTGCTTACAATGTATGGCTGTATTTCCGTCCTGAACAAAGTCTCGCTGTCTGTGTGATGGATCCTGCCCATATACGACATCATTCCTGCCGCATTTTTCACGGTAACATGGTCTTTCATTTTCCCGATTCTCCGGGCTTTCCTCTTAATCCTGCGCAATATGCTTTTTCTGATCTCGGTGTGTCCATCTTTATAAAATTTCACGCCAACAAAATCAAGCGGGCGCTTTTCGAGCGGGAATACCTGCCAGTTTTGTTTTAGATCAAGTTTCTTTTTGGCAAGTTCGGCTTCTACCACCTTCCTCGTTTTGTGCAGTTTCCGTTTGTTTGGTCCAATAATAACCATATCGTCTATATATCGCACGTACAGATAATCATGCCCAACAAACTCTTTTATCTTATGGTCGAGATCCTGAAGGAACGCATTGCAGAACCACTGGCTTGTATAATTTCCGATCGGGATCCCCGTAGGGTAAGAATCAATAATAAGGCTGCACAAACGCAGCACTTTCTTATCTTTGATTTTTCGGTTCAGGACTTGTTTCAGCTCATCATGGTCGATATTTTCATAAAAGTGTCGAACGTCCATTTTTAATACATATTTTGCTTTCTTTGGGCGTTTAGTGATGAATCGAGTAACTGCTTTTCGTATCCGCTTATCGCCGCGTCCGGATACCGATCCGCAGCAATAATAATACATTCCGCGCATAAAGCACGGCTCCAGCACCTGGATCAGAGCGTGGTGTATGCACTGATCCGGATAGAACCTTGGTTTTGCGATATTGCGCCGTTTTTGCTGTATTCCGTCATTGATACTTTTCATAATATATTTTGACGGGACATAGCTTTCGTCGAGAAGCATTTTCTGGATTTTGCGCGAATACTCGTCAATATTTTTGATAATCTTGCAGACTGCTTTCTGATTGCGTTTATACTTTGATGCATTCATTATTGCGGCTTTGATGTTATCCAGATCGCAAATTTCGCCATACAAGTTTCCAAATCTTTTTGGTTGTCTTTCCTTCTTTGCAACAGAGCTTTGTTCCTGTTTCATGGTTTTCCCTCTTTAACTGACCTCACGGACGTTCGAAAGCGTCTACTGGCCCGTGCCATTTATCGGTCGTATTTTTGCCAAGGGGCAAGGGATCAGGAGGCCATTATCTATCTATAAAGAAGTCGATAATGCAAAATTACCAAACATAAGTAAAGAGGACGAGAGCCGTAGTTCCAGTTCGCGTTCGAGAACCCATAGTTGCAGTTCCGATAGCGCGGGGACACGTTCGAACCATTGTTGAACGTGCCGCCGAAGAACGGTGGGAGGCCCAGTGTGCCTGCGAGACCCCTGTATATATTTTATTTTTATTGGTTACATTATGCTGTTCAAAAAGTTTTACGGGGGAGATATCCCCCGTAGTCCCCCTTAAAATGGTTATCTTCTAAGAGGACGAGAGCCGCAGTTCCAGTACGCGTTCGAGAACCCATAGCCGCAGTACCGATAGCGCGGGGACACGTTCGAACCACTGTAGAACGAGCCGCCGAAGAACGGCCTCTGACCATACTTATTCTTCCAGCAGTATGCAGCGATATAGGTTTCGGATCCAGCGCCGCCTGAAACGATTTTGGGCATGTTGATGAGCGGATACTCTGGAAAGAAATGTTCCTGTTTGATGTATCCAGAAAGGTCGTAATTGGCTGCATCTTTGTTTAATGTGAGTGTTTCTGGGAGGCATTTGTACTCATCATAAGTATCGGAATACTTAGCGGGATCATCGCATACCCACATTTCCAGTCCCATCTTTTCTTCGTTAAATTTAAAATTCATCCCGTCGATTCCGGTATGTAGCATGCCGTAAAAATCCTCGATGTACAGGACTCGATTCGAATACGTCCCGTCATTCGCTCCGGCGCTACCGTTCGGCGATGCCATTTTAACCGTAGATCCTGTTTTTTGCGCGCAACGCCATAAAACGCTCCCCTCCGGAACATTAAACGCCTCTCCATTAAGCGTGACCTCGATCGCATCAGAAACGCTTTCAGAATCAGCGATATTTGTGATCTCCCTGTTCTGGCATACAGATCCGCTCCAGACCGCATTTCCAACATTAACAGTCATTCCGACTCTTAATTTGGACTCATGTTTTTTTGCGAGAATGATCGCATTTGTAGACTCAGCCGCCTGCAATGCTGTCACATCCTGCGGAGCTCCAAAGCCAGAGCACCCTCTCCCGTAAGTCGTCCGGAAATTCGCGTTTGCGCTCATGATCTCCGCAAGATCAGAAATAATTTCCCACGCCCACACGTCAATAAGCTGCCAGTTGTTGCCGTTAGTTTTTACTTTGTTTCGATACGCAGTACAGCTTGTGTTTACGGTCGGAAATTGTCCCGCCGCGGAAATATATTTTCCATCTGTCGTAACAGTTCCGAGGAAGATAGGGAAATAAAAATATGCCGTCGTGCTTCCGTCAGATCGCCGCATGAGGTCCTTTACATAGACGCTGTTTGGGTATCTCCCTGTATCGGCCACACATTTGTACTCCCACTTTTGTCCAGTAGAGTCTGTTTCGTACCAGTGCGCAAGATACATTTCTGTAGGTACTTCCAGCATTACGGAAGTTCCGGCCGCAACGCCTTTGTTTGCATACCAGTCAAAGTCAGCATCTCCAAGGTACGCAACCGGATCGTCTTTATCGAGCGGTAGATTGCATGGACGGAGTTTGTTGTATGGCCACTTATCCATAAGATCATTCTGGACGGCATCCGTACCAGTCGCAAATTTAACAACAGCATCCGTATGCTGCCCCCACCGTTCCCATGTCGTAGTGGACTGCGGTGTTCCGTCTTCCATGCACATTCTTCGGATTCCAATGCATGCTGCACTTCCCATCTCTGCCTGCGAAATCCGCTTATTAAGATTAGAGATATTTTCTTCTATGCCTGGAATGATTTTCTGAACAGCAGCGACCTGTTTCGCACCCTCTGCGGTAACAGCTGCCACCTGTTTTCCTCCGGCAGAATTCACCGAGTCAACCTGCGCTTCACCTGCGTCAGAAACGGCAGAAATCTGCTTTCTGCCCTCCTCTGCAACTACGGCTTTCTGAGAATCCCCAGTTTCTCCAATTTCAGTTTTCTGTTTTGTGCTTTCCTCAGTAACCGCTTTGACCTGGCTATTTCCAGCATTGTTTACCGCTGCAGTCTGTTCGGCTCCGGCATCTTTTACTTTTTTAACTTCCCCATTTCCGGCAAGTTCCACGGCGCGGATCTGTTTTTCCCCCTCTCCGGAAACCAACGCAACCGTTTCAGTTCCGCAGTTTTTAACAGCTTCTTTTTGCTGGCTTCCGGATGCAGTTATAATATTTACCTGCTCGGCAGTTTTCTCGGCAATCTGCTGCGTACCACCGGTAACAGCAGTCCCGATATCTGCTAATGCATTTTCCTTTGCGGAATTTACCGCCTCGACTTCAGCGTCTCCCGCTCTGGCAATCTCAGTTACCTTTTCATTTCCTTTTGCCTCAATTCGTTCTGCCTGCTCATTTCCGGTCGTGCGGAGGTCTGTTTTGATTGCCTCGATATCTGCATCAAATCCATCTACGATACTCTGGATTTCCTGTTTTGCCTCCGTTTTCTGATTGTCGACAAATTCCTGGGTTTGCTTTTTTACCTCGCCAACAGATGAGGACTGCTGGCGGAGGACAGCTTCTAAGGCAGCCCGCTTTGCTTCCGCAACCGCCTCCTCGGCTTTTGCGGTGGCCGCTTTGACCTCTGCAGGAAATTTGCCAGCAACTTCGTCCACTGCCTTCTTGTCATTTTCAGTAGCTTTTTTTAATTCGGCCGCTTTATTCGCGTACCCGGAAGCAGCATCCATATAATCCGATGCGTTGTTCTCGGATTTTTTTGCGTTTCCCTCCGATTCGGATGCGTTTACAGCAGACCTGGAAGCTTCCAACTTTGCTTCCAGTGCGGTGGATGCGTTCTGCTTCGACTGTTCCGCATACTGGCGGTTAAGGTTTACCATATTCTTAAATTCTTCTGTCGCTTCTCCAGGGATAGCGATGCACTGCCATGTTTCCGTGCTTTCCCCGCAGACGGGAGGAACCCCGGCAATGATAGTCCCAAACTCTGCTACACATACATACGATCCACCATCCAGCGATACCAGGTCAAGGTACTCGTAGGATGCATCGGCGTCATATTCCCCTCTTGGGTTTAGCGATACATTTCCAAGATCGGTTTCGATATACTTGTTTTCTGTCTGCATTTTTTAACCTCCGTCTGTCATTTTAAATGTTTAATCGATACGATAACCGGCTCCCCTTTCTTCGAAAACGTACTTTATCAATGGTCGGATCTGAATACATTCTTAACCGACCATTCACAACTGCAAAAGAAGCAAAATACACATTTCCAGTATCTCCCTTAAGCTCCATTTCTTTTTGACGACAATACTGGTCTATTTTTCTTTTTTCGGCAGATACTTTCCCGGAGATTTCAACAAATCGGTTTTCTGCCTGTTCTGCATATTTTTCTGCCCGCCCTGCATGTTCGGAAGCTGCTTTTTCGGCCAGTTCGGCTCTCTCTGTAAGTGCAGTTATCGACTCAACTGCCGGGTAAAAGGGATTATCGATATCGTCATGGCCCTCCCAGTCGTCTGGCTTCGGGCGTGGGAACACCGGAATCCTGATCCACCACTCTGTTTTTCCACTTCCCTCCGAAGTTACGAAAATATACACAATTAGATTCCTGGATTGCCGCAGCAGCGCATCTGGGATATTAACTGCGGTTACTCCGCCCAAGCTGGATCCAATTCTAGTTATTGTACTGTTTCCACGCTCAATTCCGAAATGGATCTCAATGGCTGGCGGAAGAGCAAGCCCATGAATTTCGAGAACCTGTCCATAATCCCACTGCCAGACGTTTTCCGATTCTACGAAATTATTATCTTTTTCAAATACAGCGGTAATCATCAGCTACTCCTTTCGTATCATGTCAAATAAATAACGCTATATGACCATGACACAGCCCCATTATTATTCGACTGATTGCCCCACGTTCGTCCAGATACATACACATGTTGTCCCTTTTTCAACCTTGCATTGATAGCAAATGGCTGTGCGCCAGCTTTACGTTTCAAATTGTTAGCGCTAATAACCACACCGTCTGTCGAAATATTGGTTTCAGTCCCAGTATCCCAGGAACCATCTGGACATCCTCCTGGTGTTGTCGCATGGGCTCCGCAGCTTCCGGCTTCTGCATTACCAGATATAATAACAATACAATCTTCTGAAGCAGTAAACGTCCCCCACTGGTTATTTGTAACAACAGAGCTTACTCTCAATTTCGAAGCATCAATCATTCCATAGTCATTAGGGCTGTTTTTAACAGCCTGTTTTCCATCAGCAACGCCAGCATTATATCCGTTACTATACCCTTTCTTATAGCTCTCCGAATCAGTATTCACCCGCCCATCTGCTTCAGCTATGCCTTTGTTGTAGGACGGTCTGGAATCCAACGTGCCGCCGGAATAATACCCTGCATCCACTGTTTTTGTCGTATTTGATTCATTCCAATTCAGCGCACCGCGATTTTTCATCGTTCCTTCCGTAGCATCGTCGTCACTGTCCGATGTCACTGCCGTATATCCTTCCAAAACATGGGACTTTTTCGCAGTCAATTCCGCCGACATTACCCCACCGCCGGATTTCAACAATAATGCTTCTGCCATTCCCTACACCCCCTTAATCTGCACTGCAATGTCAGCAGTAGGTTTTTTATTGTAACACCAGAAAGTAATGCTGCCTGCCCCTGTTACGGCTCTGTCAAGCATGGAAAACGCCTTGCTACGCGCTTTCACAGTATCTGCAGTAAGCTCCGCTTCCAGGTACTGTGTAATGATAGGAACATCATTCGCAGTCACCCCATCGACTTTTACCGTCTGTTTATAAGGCGCAGTGCTTGACCACCCTGCTGCCGACAGAGTTGCCTGTTTCACAGATGCTGTCCGATCAATTTTCTGATTCAATGCCTTATCATTGTTCAGAAAAATTTCGAAATAATCGTTGATAAAATGCCAAATAACCGGATCGGTTGAGATAACTGCCCTCACAGAATCTAAATTCAGTGTCGGATTCTCCGAGGTAACAAAATATGCTGCCATACAAACTTCCTCCTTCTATTTTTTCAGAATGTATCTTCTATCTGCAGAACCATTTCAACATCTGCACTCTTGATCTTTTTGTCGAACGTTTTGACACAAAGAACCATTCCATCGGTATCGTATAAACCGACCTCTGAAAATGATTCTCCCACATGTTCGGTTTCCAGAAGAACCACTTCGTACAGATATCCTGCCGGATCGACTTTTTTAATGCTTTCAAAATCTTTTCTCAGGACTTCATGTTTCAATCCAGTCTGCTCCGGAGTTGGCTCATATGCGCTGCCATCATCAGCAAGACCATTTCCAAGTACCATTCCTGCAATTTTCCATCCGTTCGACCCATTATGCCGCATTTCAAGCATCTTTCTTTTCGCCTGATTCAGCAAAATTGCATTTCCCAACTCGATATCCTCCTTTCCGACAGATTCTTTCCATTGTGCTGACCCATCGAACTTCAAGGAACCGTCCCAGCGATTATAGATCAGCTGATCTGAATGAAATTCAATCTCGCCGTCCCATTTAAACCGTCCATCCCACCGGTGTCCGACCTGGGTAAACCAGTAAACCTTGAATTTTTCCCACCCTGACATGTCCACCGGTTCCCGGTATGTTACACGAAAGAGGATCTTCACGCCGCCTGCGCGAATTACCATCGGTTTAACCGTGCCCGGGTCCAGATCATCCATCGCAACGCCCTCTACACCAAGTACAATGCAGGCAGGCTCCAGTTTTGCTTCCTCGTAATTCAGATGTGCCCCTTCCCACAAAAAGCTCAGACCTTTCATAATATCCGGATACGCAGCATTGGAATTATTCTTCAACGCCTGGAAACGCAGCGCTTTTCGGTAAGATTCATCATCCATATTTTTTACAGATTCCCGGTTCATCAGGATGCCTGCATCCCGGCGGGACATATTTACAATATCCCCGATCATATCCAGGTTCTTCCCGACTGCCGCATCAAGATCGGTATCAACAACCAACTGACGGTGCATAGCTTTTACCTCATCCAGTTGTCTCGAAAATGCTCGAATCAAAATATCAATGTTTTTCTGGTTCCGGAACTGGCAGGGGATATCAGAAACCCATTCTTCATACATTGCGCTCATGTTTTCAATACCACCTCAATCCTGGACGCATCGACCGAAATCGTCTGACGCTCATTCGCCGCAATATTTCCTTCTGCATACGCCTCCGGTTTGGCACTCGAAAGCTGTGTTCCTGCGACAGTGATCTTGCAATAAGAAATATTCGACAAGACACTGTAAATACCAGCAATGTATGTCTGGGACAGGAAACTGTCTCCAACCGACAGCCCTTTTGCCCCGTCACAAATTGCACTCTGCACGATATTCACATAATCCGGGTCGATGCTCCCGCCGTTCCCGGTCAGCTCAACCTTTATCCAGGCATAAATATTTTCCGGTCTGCGGAAGCTGATCGGGACATTGTCTCCATATTCTCCCAGGACATTTACGATTACATCGCCGTATGCCTGAATACCGCCTGCTTTTTTTGCAAGGATCTGTGCTGCAATCTGCTCCGGCTCCCCGCCGTCTACAATTACCTCAACACAATGCGGAGGGCGTCCTAGAGCATCTGTCTGGTTCGTTGCATTTTCATAACACCGCACATCTTTTACGCCGCTGCAGTTCTCCAGAATAGCCGCTTCAATACTCTGCGTCTGGGTGGATGATGCATAATAACTTTTCCGAATGTAATCCTGCCGGAACGAAATATCATCCTGCTGAATCCGTCCCGCGGTAGGCTCAATCCGGTTATCAACCGCCTGCAGCCCGGTTACGTTCGAGGTAATCTTTGTAATGCTTCCCTTCGGGCACCGGATATCGCCATACTCGACCGTCAGGAAATGAACGCAACTCACAACATATTCAGTAGTCAGGTTATTCGTCAGCAACACCTCATTGCTTCTGGACGTGGTATTGTCAGAAATCACGAGCATATCCTTTTCCTTTACCGCAGTATATCCATCCACCTGAAACGCATCATACAAACCGGAAATGATATCAGCCGCCGTAGCGCCTGCGGACGCTCCATAGCTGTACAAATTTCCATTCAGTTCAATTGTATATGTCCCCGCCCCGGCTACGACCGGCTTTACCGCAATCGCATTGCAGGACGCTCGCTCTACCACCGTATCTCCGGCACACTGCAGATTCACCACAGGGTTTGTGATCGACGAAATCAGGCTGCCTTTCGGAATCATTGTTCCATCAGTAGCCCGGCAATGAATAATATATTCTGTCCGCTTATTGGCTGCCCGGAATACATGCCCATACTGGCAGGCATTGTCCAGGTTAATCCCTTCCGCCGTGCTAGGGTACTTCGCGTAATACGAATCCTGTCCAACCTCCCACAAGGCAGCAATCTTGTCGCAAAATGGGATAATCAGGGCCGCATTCAGAAGCGACTGAGGGTTCTGGGACACATCAAACCCCAGTGCCCCGGAAATATCACTCTGCACCTCATTCAGGATCGTATCGAACCGCTTCATCACGAACCCTTTTTCTGTTACTCCATACTCTGCCATATGCTCACCTCTCCTTCGTATTTCTCACTATTCTCCAAAACAACCGTGTACCGGATCACGGCCTTGCGGTTCTTGGGATCAATCAGCACTTCCAGGTTCTCCACCCTCTGCACACCGTCAACCTGCGTGATCTGTTTTGTGATCTCACTCATAATCACGGTCTTGTTCGGATTCTTTACCAGCACATGCTCATAATATTTCACACCATATTCCGGACCGAACTTCCACTCTCCGAACCACCAGCGCAGCCGGATCAGGATTGCCTGCATAATGCTGTCTGTCTTTAAAATGTCATTTTCTGAAATCAAAAGATCCCCGCTCTCTGTCATTTGCAAATCATTCATGCGTTCCTCCCGTCTATGTATTCGCTCCGGAAATATCGCCGGTCGCACGGATATTTCCCTGCACTGTCAGATTTCCTTTGATGCTTACCGCTCCGGATAATGTTGTCTCGCCGGACACCTCCAACCCATCCTGCAGCTTTACTTTCCCGGACACTTCCATGCCCTCACCACTCAGTACGATTTTATTTTCTCTATTTGCGATCACGACTGCATCCTTTTCATTCGCTTCATTCTGCGCATCAACCGGAGCAACCATCAGTCCCGGTATTGCGATGCAATTCTGCAACTCAAACCGTTCATTTGCCTGTGCTTCTGTAGTGCCCGTAAGGAACGCAGACAGGCTTTGTTCTGCGCAGACGAGTAAAACTGCATCGCCCTCTTTCAATGGGATGCACACGGCTATCCCGAGTTCATTTGCCATCATGCAGACCGGTACTCCCGGTACTACCGGATATTCCATTTCGATATTCCCAGCATAAAAGCTTCCGACTGGCTGCACATCCACCAGCCCGGTATCCGGATAGATTGCAAGAATCTTTCCAGGCATAGCAGTATGTAACCCATTGTTCAGGACATCCTGCACTACGCCCTCAACCGCATCTACTACTTCCTGTGTCACGCCGTCACCTCCACCAGCTGAGCTGTACATGTCCAATCGCCGGAATAATTATCCCCGCGGTACGTCTGTTTCTTTACCCGAAAAACCCCGGTCAGGTTCTTCGATTCCACCTTTACGAGATCGTTGATCCCAATCGCGCCATTGATAAAATATTCCACTTCATACCCAGGGATACCGCTGTCGCTTTTCCCAGATTCAGAGCTTCCAGAAGATTCGCTTTTTGTTTTCTTTGTGCCAGTCTTACTGGTAGAGGATTCGCTGATCGTTATCTTCTTAGGAATGCTGATAAGCCCTGTATCCGCGCTTAATACATATGCCTGTGTTGTAATGGCTTCCCCTGGATAAAACACCTGCAACACGCCGTTCTGCATCGAAAAAGACAGTCCTGCTTTTGCCACAAGCGCCTGCAGTCCTGCCTTTAATCTTCCAACATAACAATATCCATTCCCGTACTTCGCAGTGGCAAGCAGCGCTGCCGCCTGCTCTGTGATAATAACAGATTCAACTCCCATCTGTGCCTGAAATTCTGTCAGTACCATGTCCGCCGTCACAACGTCATTGATCGACATCGAACCGACCGCATCATAATTCGAAAAACCATCAATCAGTTCCAGCTCCAAAGTGCGGTCAGCCCCGGAAAGTGTCTCCGTAGGGTTTGAAACCGATCCCAGGAACAGGGAACTGACCGCATCCGTATAACCCGCCTTGATTTCTACCATACAGCCATCCTGTCCCAAAATAGCCTTATGGGCAGCGCTCAGATTCGAAATCTGAAGCTTTCCGGTATTACTGCTTTGCGTATCTGCCTTTTCCAGCTCAAAATTGACATGCAGCGGGCGATTATTCCCAAGGCTGGAGATTTCAAATCCCACCTGACCGGGAACGCCTGCCGTAATTACATACTGTCTCAGCCAATTCATGCCGTTTCCTCCAATTCTTCATTTCCGATATACGCGAACTTCGCCCGACCATCTTTAAAGCTATTCCGCCCGACCTTATCATCTGCGGAAAAGCAGCCAAACTGACCATCCGGCAGCTCCGTATACCGGTAAAAATACAATAATGGAGAATAAGGAACGATCTTTGTCATTGGCAGAATGGGATTCATCCGGATATCATACAGTCCAAACGACCAGTAATCATATGACGGATTGTAACAAAATCGGATATAAAATTCTTTTCCGGAAAGCGTTATTCTACTCACGCTGTCATTCATATCCGGAACCGCAATATAAATCATCTTTCCCTTTCCTCCCTCCTACTTGCCAAACGAATACAGACCCGTTTTATTGCCGATTCCGTTTGCAATATTATACAAAAGAGTGCTGCCCTTTTTGGCAGTGCTCTCGCTTCCTTTTCCGTTCCCAGTGCTTCCGCCGGAACCAGACTGCCAGTCACCCGCAGGAGTTGAGGTTGTATCGGAAAGCTTCGTTGTCGATGCCGATCCTGCCGACTGCGCCGTTTTTCCTGATCTTGCATAGGATTCCGGAACTGTCGTGGTACGCGCCGCCGTTACTGTTACCTGGGAAAACTCGACCGGGATTTCTCGGGCGTATCCAACGGATACTGATTTTTTGAACGAAATGCTTTTGATAACCATGTTTTCATAAGATCCATCCCCAGTAACCACTGAAATCAGCTCACGGGATTCGTATAATGCAAGCAGCTGGTCACACACCTGTCTGACCCGTGCTTCACCGCCGCCGTGGCGGCTACGCCATGTTACCGGGGTAGCCGTCACATACAATGTCATTTTCAGCCCCATCGGTTCCAGTGCCACATTATCACTTACACTGTATCCTTCATCAATCGGATACTGCGGGACACTCGCGCTGTAATCCTCTGTCGATTCAATCAGTGCGTCAAATTCAATGCCTGCAACACTTACAGGCTGTTTCGGACCTGTCATGTTGTCTTACCTCCCAAGTGCAAGGGCGTGTGCAAGATATGTTCCTGCATCCTTTGCGTTCCGATCCATCTGTTTCGATGCCTGTTTCTGATTTTCCGCAGCGCCGCCGTTAAACGTATTCTGGAAATTGATGTTCTGGATAATGCTTCTATTGCTGCCAGCCTTTGCCGCCGTAGCATCATTGACTGTCACAACCCCTGCAAACGAGCCGAATCCGGAACCATCCATCCATTCTGCCGCACCTTTCAGCACACCTGCAACATCCTTTACAACATCCTTCAGCTTGCCCTTATTCGCCGTAATACCCTTTGTAAACAGCTGCATCATGTCCGGCATCCAAGTATCCGCGTCAGCCAAAGGTCCTGTATCTGGCTTCGAGAAGTGCAAAAATTCTTTCACAGTATTGGCTACTTTTTTTACATTTTCTTTCAACGCAGATATTTTGTTTTTTATACCGTCGATGAATCCCTGCAACATATCCATGCCATACTCAAGCATTTTTGCAGGGATTCCGCCAAATATTGCATTCAGGATGTTCCAGAGAGCCATGCCAAAGTTTACGAACAGATCCTTTAAGGCTTCCAATATACCACTGAGAACCTCAGATGCACCTTCTGTATCACCCGTAAGAATCACAAACAGACCTTTTATCAGATTCACAACCAAACTTACAAATGGTTCTATCAGCGAAAGGATTCCGCCAATTGTGGTTCCTACAATATTCAGCAACCAACTAAGAATTTCCATGATATCAGAACCATGGGCAGCCCATGCAAAACTAAGATATTCCATCACATCCGAGCCAATCTGCTTGATATATCCAAATACATCCCCGAAAGCCTGCCCGATGCCTGCGAATTTCTCTCTGGCAGCATCAATGTCAACGCCAGCACTTTTCAACAGTTCCCCGAACAACGAATCTTTCCCATTCAGGAATCCAATAAAATCCTGGATGATCAAAAAAAGAGCCACTGCTATTCCGATAATAACAAGCCCTTTTGCCCCGACCATCTGTATCACTTTCAGCATTCCCTTGATCTTTCCAGTTGCTCCATAGATTTTCTCGCCAAGACGATATGCCAACAATGCGCCGACAGCAACCGAAAGCAATTTTACCGCATTCTCCGTTCCACCTACAAAATCAACCACTTTCTTTCCAGCAGAATACAGCCTTTCCAGCCCATTCTTGATATGCCCGGCTACCGTTTCTACTTTATGAAAAACCTTATGCGCTGTCGTCCCTTCCTCATTCACATCACCCAGCCGCTCCGTGAACTCTTTCAGCTTTGTAGCGCCCTTTGAAAGAATGCCAACTACCTTATTTGCATACGGAAGGATGAACTTTCCAACATTTTCCTTGATCTCTTTCAGCTGAGCATTTAACTGTCGTGACTGGCTTTCATAGGAATCCATGCTGCGCACAGCATCGCCCATGGCATCCTGCGATTGATTCATAATTGCAGTATACCGCACCTGCATTTTTGTAGCTTCGTCAAGGGCTGTGAACTTTCCTTTTAACCCCATCGTTTCCATCGCAGTCGCAATAGTATTGTCGTTCAGAACCGCGCCCAACTGCTTTGCGCACTCTGTCTCACCCATCAGAGCCTTTGACATCGCATTTACGGCGGCGTCCTCATCCAGGTTTGCAAACGATGCAATGTCAATCGCAGATTCTACCATCTGTTCAGACAGCTGTGCTGCAGCCTGGCGGTCCATACCAAAACCAACAAGCAAGTTCTGGTTGTCTGCCAGATACGTCTTGATGGAATTTTTCGATCTACCAATGGCATTTGCCAGATTTTCTGCCCACGCATCGACATCTTTGCTGATCGTATCAAATACGACGTTGAATTTCTGCTCCATCTGCTCAACATCAGATGCCGCCTGCATAGCATCCTTGCCAAACTTTACCACACCAGCCATAGAAACAGTAATGCCGACGGCTCCAAGGATCTTTTTCACAGCTCCTTTCAGCGCGTCGGCTTCGTTGATAACCCGGTTTTTGGAATCTTTGTCCGTTTTATATGCAAGCAGTACGAACAGACTCCTTACAATTTCACCTGTCATTTTCCTCCTTTCTACTGCTTCCCAGCATTTTCAGCCATGCCATTTTCAACATCTATCTGCATAGACATCAACGCATGTAACTTCAATGCTTCGTCCAGTGTGTAATACTCTTCCAGTTCAAACATGGATGTCATGCCGTTCCGGATTAGCATGAACATTCTCAGCTCCAGATCTCCGAAACAACTGAGGTCAAAATCCCCGTATTTGCTTATTTCACCAGACGAATCAGATTCTTTTCGAGCCCTCCAGATTGGGTGAGAAGCTTCTCGAAAAAACCGGAGTAATTCACCTTGATAACCTCTACTGCCAGCCGCAGCAGCCCGTCAACATTCTGGCAGAACAGGCTGTCCAGCAAACTCTGATTCAGGACTTCCTGCACCATCGAACCGGACTGATCGCGGTACTGGCAGCTGATGTTTCCTTTTCTCAGCAACAGCTTATCCAGAAGTTCTTCTGCTTTGTCCCCGTCTAGTGCTGCGAAGGCCCCGGTAATCATAGGCATTGCCTTGTTTAAATCCAGTGCAACGCTGCCATCCGAATCATCCCCGGCAACCGCCGGTAGCAAACCAACAAATACCGGGCCAATCATTTTGCCCAGCTCGACGGACAAATTGGAGGCATACATCGCGCCAAAAGGGTAGATTGCAAACTCTACCCCATCCATACTGATCGTTGTAGGATCGATCTGTTTCAACATTTCGCTTCCTCCTTTAACGTTTTATTCCGTGAATTTTCCACTTCCGCAGTCAAGCTGCCATTCCCTCGTCCCAGCTTCTTTCCCTCTAGCCCAGGATGCCTTTTTCACTACCCAGGCTTCGTCTGTGGTAAACTGCTCATTACCCATAAGGTCTTTGACGATAAATGGAACAATTCCTTCACCATCCTCCATGTCCTTGTCCTGCAGATTGGAAAGGTACGCATTGGTAACACTGTTCTGGAGCAACACAACCTTAATGCTGTACGATCTGTCCGGGCTGATCGACCGGACAACCTCACCGTCACAGCCAACTTTCTTAGTTACGCCATCGCCGGACGCTTCAATTGTCACAAACGAATCATCCGCAAAGCCAGTTGCAATATGGGAACCGATCGCAATCTTTACTTTCTTCGGGTCATAGGTATGTACATTAGCCATATAAGCTTTCCTCCTTCTTTTTCAGGCATCAATAAACCAGTTTGCCTTTCAGTACTGCTGCATGGATCGCTCCAGCAAGGCGTGCAACAAAGGTAATCCCGGTCAGTTTCCTACTTTTCTTTTCAGCAGCACTGATATTTGCCGATCTCGGAACGACCACTTCATAGCCTTTCGCTACATTGCCGTCCTCATCGTACTGATCCGTATCAATGCCGCCGGTTTTCTGGGCACCAGCCAGAACTGCTTCTACGACATTCTGAATGCCGGTAATACCAGCATCGTTATATGGAACTTTGGTCTGCTTCGCCAGATATGCGAACACCTGAAACTGCAGCTCATTGATAAGCCAATGCCGCAGCCTTACCACGTCGATCCATTCCCCGGTACCTACCTTGCCTTCGCTGGTTACATCCCGGTTTGCAATTGTCTGGTACACATTCACATTCTTCACCCGCAGGGATGCCAGCTTTGCCGCAGTCAAAACAGACGGCGTGATTCCTTTTAAGGTTTTCAACGCCCATGTCTCAGCGCCAGGCTCATAACCAAAACAGGTCGCCATATAGGCAACCGCAGCATATTTATTTGCTTCCGGCTCCGCTGCAAGCCCCGTAGAGCCAGCATACAGAACAAATGTATTTTCGTAAGATGTCAGGTCGATCAGCAGTTCATCGGTCGTATACGAATATCCAAACAGCTTGCCATTCGTGTCCGCCCATTTTGCCGCCAACTGGATATCAGCATTCGCAGAACAATCCACTAGGACAAATCCATACCAGCCGGAAGATGTAGCCGCCCTGTTCAGGCAGGCATCAACAGCTTCCTCTGATGCTCTCGCCGTCACATATACTACATCTGGCTTAGGGTCCTGCATGAACGCCAGTTCCACTGCCTGATGTCCACTCTCTGTAACTGTATATCCGTAGCTCTCCAGTTCCTTTACCGATCTTACCGGGAGAGCATCTGGAATTGTCCCTTTTGCCTTTTTCGGTGCCGGGAGAACCAACAGCATATTGCTGTAAGATGCGCTACTCGCCACAGGGTCTTCGATTGTGATCGTTACATCTACCACATCATTTACGTTGCTCATCCTTTTCCTCCATTTCTACTTCATTGATCGTTTCCAATTCATCCACCATATCTTCGTTACCACCGCCGCTGCTGTTCGGGAGGACTTTCCCGTTCTGCCCAAACCGACCACATGCCCGGTCTGTGTACGTCACTTCCAGCTCCACCATGGCTCGAAACCTGTACGAGCTGTCATTTACCAGATACGCAAGGTCCTGAATGTCCCCAACAACGGAGATTGCCACATCCTTCCGGGACATATCATCCAGGATCGCATCGGATTCCAAATAATTCAGGAACCCGTTCATATCCGACAGCGCTGTATTTTCATATACCGGGGTCTGCCCAATCCCGGCAATGTTCTCGCCCGCGGTATAGAGGTTCACATCCACATTCGTTTTGCACTCCATGTAATCAAAAAAACAGTGATGATCTTCGTCATACACTGTGATTTTCCCGCTTCTATGGATGTTTCCTGCCTTTAAACTCACATAAGGAACAGGGCGCTGCACCAGCTTATGCTCTGCAAAAAACACATGCCCGTCCCCGAAATAAGCTGCCAGCAGCTCAACGAGATAGGTTTTTACCTCTGCAATTGTCACTTTTTCTTCCTCCACGGCGGCTGATCCTGATCCATGCAGCGAACCCATGTACTTGTCCAATGGGTCAGCATCGTGTTGTCACTCAGTACCGCAGACCGGCACTCATACCACTTTCCGCGGTACAGCAGCATATCCGCAGGGACACCAGCCGCTTCCTCCGCAGGCATAACCTCATCATTCGTGTACAGTACAAGCTTCTGAGTGGTATAATCTCCGGTATCAAACGTCCTGGTCGATCTGTCCGTGGTCTGCACATCCGCAACTATTTCCAAATCATCAAAGCTTGCGAACCCATACCCGTCCATCGACTGTCCGCCGCGGAACCTACGCAAAGGATACTTTTTCAGCCAGAATCCAATCAGCATTCACACCACCTCATTTCTTTTCAATCACATAATTGATCGAAGCCCTCATTGTGCCACTGTCTACCAGCGGATGGGAGGAACCTTTCTTACGGATTGTGGAAGCTGCGTTCGGTGCAAAATTTCCATTGTCAATTTCAACCTGCATGTAATCCTTCTGCGTCTTGCCAATTTCCCCCAGCGCCGCCTGCGCCGTGATGCTGCCATCCATAACACCCGCCGCCAGCTCCCTCATATAATCAGCCATTGTGTCCTTGTTGTTATCAATGGACTTCCGCATAAAAGGACGGGACGGCATATTCACCGTCCCAAACTCATTCCATGCTGCTACTTGTGCTACCAATGGCGCATCTGTATTATCCGTTCCTTTTTTTCCTCTTCCTCGCCGCTTTTTTTCTTTTACATCATTCTGGAATCCAACTTTCACTCTCAGGCTAGTAAGCTCTTCTAGTTGCCGGAAAACCCGTTCGCCTACAGGCGTCCATCCTTCACCATCCACGCGCTGATCCCTCCCCGGCACTGATAATCGGGATGATCGCGTTCCGCCGGATGGTCAGGTATTCCAGCCCATACACCGTCAGGGCATATTCTGCATCAGACTGCAGATTCACAGTCTGATTTGTTCCAAAAGACACCGTAGTGCCGCCCTCAGAATACGATGAAATCCGGAGGGAATCGCCGATTCGAATCCCCCCATTTTCTCCATGCCCGCTCATTTTCAGTTTATGAGCCGTCAGATATGCCAGAGCTTTCTGATACGTTTTCCCAAACCGCTTTTCAGATATCTGATCTGCATACAGCTCAAGATATGTCCGCAGCCCGTATGTAACAACTTCCCCTGTTTCCGGGTCAATCACATCCTCATTCGGAATATCTGCGAACTCCGGGGCTACAATCCGGAAAATGTGCAGCGCATCCATACAGAACACCTCACTTTATTTTTTCAGCGTTGCTTTTACCTTTTTACGGATATCAGCTACGTCCTTGCATTCTGCAGGATTCACGCCCATTTCAATCGCAACCGCCGCCAGCTCTTCCTCAGTCATGGAATCCACTGCAGCAACTCGTGCCTGCTTTGCGGCTGTCTTTGCAGCGGCATCCGCTTTCGCCTTTTCTGCCTTTGCCGTCTTTTCTGCTTCTTCCTCCGCAGCTGTTTTCTTTCTCGCTTCCTCGATGATCTGAATAAAGCCCAGTTTTCTGTAAACCTCCAGGACAGCGCTGTTCTCGAACGCTTCCGGAACAGTAACGACAGAATCGGGGAGCACACTGACTTCTCCAATCCCGATAATCTTATTGGATGTGTTTTTAATTTTCACAGCAATTCTCCTTTTTCTTTTCTCAGATGCCGACTGCGATCAGTGCAGACAGCGGGTAATACATTACGATACCAGCAACCCTTTCCTCACAGGGAATGACAACTTCCAGGCTCCGTGCCTGCAACGCATACTGGTAAAAAGGCATCGGAATTTCCAGAGAGAATTTCTCAGGATCATTCGTGAACATAAATGCCAGATCAACGCCATAAGGGTTGGTTTCCGTGCTGCCGCCTGCGATTTCAGGGGCAGAAATAATATCTTTCAGGTAAGGTGCATTATCCATCAGGAACTTCCGGACGGTCACATCCGTGTTGGGAAGTCTACGGGTGGAAATATCGATGTACTGCGCCGGAGGAATAACCAGTGTATCAGCACGTTCCACATTCTTTGTCAGCGCTGCCTGATATCCGGTCATGCCGTTGATATCATCCAGGATTTCCTGCGCAGACTTATCTTTCCAGCTGGTTTTGCCACCCTCGACAGCGTTCAAGGTATACAACGGAATGTTGTTGCCATCGCTAAGCACACCCATCAGGTTATGCTTCTTGTCACCAGCCCACGCAATCGTGTTTACTTTCAGGTCCGCCGCATATCTCGCTGCAGATGCTTTCCGGACATCCAAGGACTTTCCTGCCATTCTGGACGCTCTCATATCCTGCATGGAATAGCCGTAGGACGTGCCAACAGATCTGATATATGCCGTAGTGGGAGCACCCTTTACGTCTGCTCTGGGAAGGTCATTTGCATAGTTGCTGATAATCTCAGCCATGCCGACCTTCTCATAAGAGTAATAGGTCATGCTCTCTGCTCCTTCCGGCACTTCATGCGTAATCGGGAATTTTGCCAGCGCGGTAAATTCCGGATAAATCTTGTCATAAGACTTGGATTTGATGTAGTCCAGTTCACGTGCAAAGAAAATAGATGCATCTTCTGCACCATCAAAGCGCATGCCCTCGCCACCAGCCAGTGCCGGTGCAAGGTTGGACGCTCTCAGTGCTGCATAGTCCGCGGGATCATATCCCTCAGAGGGTCTTGCGGGGTTGTAACGTTCGTTCATTCGTGTAGTCCTCCTTTGTTTTTCCTTTAAAGTTCAATAACTGCGATGCCCTCATCTGCCTGTGCGCCAAAAACAGCCCCGATGGACACCGTAGTACCATGGAGCTGTTTGCTCAGAACATAATCACCGACAGCAGGCATATAACCGGCGGCAACCGGTGTTACCTCACTGATTTTGATCTGGGTTGCTGTAGGGGATGCGGTATCCTCAACCACTTCTTTCGCACTGGCAGTTTCGGAAGCCACTTTCACATATGCCGTATAGGCTTCTGCCTTATCGGTAAACATGCCCGCATCATCGCCGTCTACAACCACTCTGGCTTCCTTGCCGTATTCGGGTTCGCAGCTGCCGGATACCCTGCCCCAGATTTTGCCTTTTTTCATGACACTCAGGGATGCGCCATTTTTTACGACTGCCTTTCCAGACATGTCCTGTTCCACATTTGCCACTGCAACCAGGATACCTTCGATCTTTTCTTTTGTTGCGCCAGTCTCCACTTTCTTTACGGACACACCGGCAGAATTGCCGATCTGAACCGCCATACCAAACTGCAGCTCGCCGTCCGCAGCTTCGTTGTGTCTGGACACCACATTGTCATAAGACAGGTCAAATTTGCCGCCAGGCACGCCCTTCGGGATTCTGTATTCATAGTTCGTCTGTGCTGCCATCAGTTGTTTCCTCCTTTTTCTGCGTTCTCTCTATCAAGCATCCGCTGTCTTGCGGAAGCAGCCATACTTTTGTTCCCGGTTCCGTCATTTCTCATCTGGGAGCCGGAACCATTCATCTGCCGTCTCTGGTATTCCACGCCGCCGGTCTTGAATTTTTCCTGCGTCTTTGCGCTTTCACACGCCAGATCATATGCAGCATTGATATACTCTGCGCCCTTACCGTCCAGTCTCAGGTCCGGCAGGACTTTCTCGATAATCGCTCTCTTTCCTTCTTCAATGGTCTTTTCTTCCAAACCATCCAGACGGAGCTTGTCGCCCATCCGACAGATACCCAAACGCTGACGGAACACTTCATCCGCAGAATCCGTGTTCAGCTTCTCTGCGCCGCCGCATTCCGCACCGTCCCCGTTATCGCCCGTTTCAGGCGTTTTTTCTGTTTCGGGGATATTTTTCCCATCATCTGCATTTTCAACCTTGCCCGGGGCTGTCATGGGTGCTGCACCGCCCTTTAAAACAGAAAGAAGCTGTTCTAATACAGAAACAGCTTCCATCACATCGATACCGTCTTTTGCTTCTTCCTTTACAGTTGCATCTTTAACCGAAGGAGCCATGGAAGCTTCCGGCGCTTTTGCAGGAACATTTACCGGAGCTTCCGGCTTCTCTGCCATAGTTGCCGCAGGCACAGGATTTTCTCCCTGTCCATCACCAGCAACCGCCGCCTTTTCCCCGCCTGCCGGGTGCGCATCCCGGTATGCTTTCACTGCCGCCAATAATTCTTCCGGCGTCAGGTCAATGCTGTCATTGTGCTTCATATCGCATTTTCCTCCTTTGAGCACCGGCTCGTCTGAGCCGTCAATATTTAACCGTGCCTGATCTCCTGCCCGTGCATCCCTTACAAGGGCAAGGTGGTTGATCCGGATGTTGCTCTGGATCGCATCATAGTGCTGTCCCTCCCATTCCCCGGGTTCTTCGATCAGGTCCAGGCTGTAGCCAAGGGATAATTCCCGTAATCCACTGGATTCCATCGAATCCGTATCGTGGATGATAATTTCTGCACGGACATCGTCTCCGTCCTGATATCCGGCACTGAGGATCGTTCCGATCTGCTCATTTCCGACATTGTTTTTGCTGATCCGTCCAGCATTGTGTGTGATAATGATCGGCTTTCCCCTGTACGTTTTCAGCGATTCTTCGTCAAAAATATATTCCGGAAGCCTTAATTCCCTACGCGTGCTTCCGTCCGGATTCACATACTGAAAAATACCTACGGAGGTCAGAACCGGATGATCTACCAGATATCCTTCCTTTGTCCAATAGGTACTGTCGTTTTCATCCAGCCGGATGCTGTCGATTCTCCGTGCGTGCCGAATGGGTTCCGCCCTCTTTTTGTGGATGTTGTTTTCTTCCACTGTTTCCTTTCTCCTTTCCTTTTGGTCTCATTTTCTTGCAGACATTCCTGACCGCTGTGTCCGCGGTCATATCCGGATAACCTTCACTGTTCACTGCTCCACCTCCTGCAGCTACAGGGCAGCCGATACGGTCTACGATCAACTGACCTCATAGCCCTTGTACTCAATTCCGGTTGCCTGGTCTTCCAGCGGGAGGTTCAGCCGACTGCGATTAAAGACAGGTCTGCCAATACACCGGCAGTTATAATCCTGTCCGGGGTTGCACCGGCGGCCTGTCTTTTCATCCACGACCGGCGGGTCTCTCCAGCTGAATTTGTGTCCGTCCAGTTTCCGGTGGCTGGCTCGTACCCTCTCATCTTTGCAGTCGTCCCAGATATATTCCGTAATGCCCGCATCCTCCTGCTGGGCTCTCTGTATATCGCTGTTCAGCTTTGCGATCTGATCCCTTGCCAGCAACAACGCTTTTTTCCGTGTAACCCTGTAGCTTTTCCGGATTTCCTTTGATATGGCGGTTGTCGTCATTCCGGCGGTGTACCCGTCATAAATAATGTCCCGCATATCACCAAGGGTATTTTGCGGGATGGTCTTAATCAAACCAACATTGTATTCCACCCAGCGTTCCAGCTGCTCAATGTAAAAATCCCCAAGGTAATAATCTTCCCGGATATCAATTCCAAGCGTATTGTGAATCGCCTTTTTCCATTCCTTTACGGTCAGCTTCCGTGTCAGGTTTGCCAGGCTTTCCAGCTTGCGGCGCAGCCCAAAACCGGTTGTTTTTGCAGTAATCATGTTCAATATCTGGTTCAAAAGCTGCGTCACGGCAAGCATCAGATCCGTAGCCGAATCATTCCGCATCCCAGATACCTCCGCATCCCGTTCTTTTTTATACAATTCCAAAAACGCTGGCAGATCTTCATCCAAAACATCCTTTACGATCCCGACATAGGCAGTGACGATCCGGGCATATTCCCGTTCGGCTGCCGCCGGAATCTGCGGAGTGTATTTGCTGTACAGATTCTCATGACTTCCGAACGCCCGATCAGCCTTTGCTTTCAATAATCGCTTCTGCTTCCATTCCTCCGTCTTCTCCACCTCCTTCCTGTTTTGTGGTAATAAAAAAGACCAGTGCTTTCACACCAGCCTTTCCATGCTTCTTTTGTATATTGTGCATAAATCTTTACCAAACCCGGCTGTATAACCCCGTGTTTTCAGATACTCAAAAGTAAAAATGCACAATTCCAAACTTTCTGTATCATTTCCGAACCATCCCGGAGGGTACAAAAAAAGCGCCATACTTAATGTACAGCGCCACTTTCCTGCTCCTGTTTCTTAGAATCCAATATCATCCAGATGCTCGATAATATCGCTGCTCAATGCTTCTGGATTGCTTTTAATAAAACGAACCATTTCTGCAATCCCATCTTCATGACCTTTTACTGAGCAACAAACCCCACCCACGAAATCATCGTAGGTATCCTCGACATTTAAAAGAAGCTCTCTCAACTCTTCCACAGCTAATCCTCCATTGTCTTATGATAGATATCATAATCATTAAACCCATGATTCTTAAATCGGTAGAAAAAAGATGGGCTATCAGGCTCATTTGAACTGGTTCGGATATAACAATTTTTCTTTCCCTTGTACCTTGCATGATAGATATTGTTGATATCATGTGCGACTTTTGCTTTTTCAATATCTGTCATTGGAAGAGATTCTTCTCCACCTCCGCCAGATCCACCACGCTTTCCAGATCTCCCTTTGTGTCCCCAGTTACCAGAACCTTTACCGCCATCTGCATTTAAGAAAATCATATCAATGTCAGATTCACCTGTCAATATGGAAAGCAACCTCTCAATCGATTCTCTGAACGGTTCAAATAGTGATTTCTCTGAAAGTTCTTTCATCGAAAGCCATCTGGCGTTGTGCATCTCATCTTCATCGGCGGTAGGCTCCCCGACATACTGATCTGTCCAATACATCGTTGCCGGAAGGTACTTTCCAGCGCAACCAGGGTTCTTTCCTAATGGCATAAGATTCAGCGGAGTGATCCCGAACTCTTCCTGTGCTTCCCTGATAGCAGCCTGCTCCGGTGTCTCTCCGGGCTCAACCTTGCCACCCGGTCCGCATATGCCCTCGCCATTGCTCCGCTCTGCACACAGGATCTTTCCGTCATGGACAACCAATACCGCCGCGCCCTGTGAATATACCGGTTCAATGCCGATCGTCTCATTCTGAACTTCCGGGCTTTCCCCGGCAATTCGAATTGTCTCGCTGCCCTGCTCCCCATCTTTCCGGGCATCCGCAGCCTGCTCAAAAATCCGGATCATTTCTTCCGGAATCTCCAGATCATCGTCCGTATCCAAACCATTCAGAATCTCATCAATTTCAAAAGACCCATCATCAGCCAGCTTCTTTCTGACTTCCGACGGGTCTAATACGCCATTTACAATATACAGCTGCATAGTCTGGGCTTTTGCAAGATCGGTTGCTGCCCTCTGCTGATCTGTCGCAGCCTGTTCTTTTTCAGTCAAAGACCTCAGCGAAGCAAACTTCACTTTGTACTTCGGAATTTCCAGAATTTCTCCTTCCAGGTATCCCTGCTGTAAAATCAGATCAATGACAATGCGGGCATTTCGCTTCATGTTCCGTTTCTGGATACGTTCCACCATGTTGTAATAGTTTTCCATATCGCTGTCGCCGGTTGCATTCAGTCCCGCCGGGGAACGTCCGAATAAAATGGTCTGCGGAATGTCGGTTACGGCGGAAAGCATGTTACAGGTAGAATCCAGGACATCTTTAACGCCTGCCATCGACAGGGACTTGAAATCATAATCCTCGCCCTCTACGTCAATGGCAATCGAGTTCAGAATGTTTCTGGCAAGGTCGATGACCTGTAACC